CGGGAAAGGAAAAAATAAACGAGTATCATCACGTCGAGAACCTATTGGGGACAACGGAATTTTACAGCGTTTGGATTGGGCGTTTCAGGATAAAATCTTGATGGTCGATGCTTCATATTTATTGGATCAGGTAATTTCTTGACCATATAGTAAAATACTTTCTAATTATAAATAATGAGTTATTTACAAAAATTTTTTCGCGGGACAATTGCGACTGCTGTCTTGCGAGAAATAGGAAACGTCGAGACTATCAATTCACAATCAATCCGAGTTCTTGAACGAGATTATCAGGACAATGTTTCTGAATGTTCAGGAACAGTAGCCGCCCCAACAGCCGGGGGTTCAGGATTCGCAGTAGGTTGTGAGTATGTTGACACCGACGCAGCAGCAGGAGCGCAACTGTTCGTGAATGAAGGTTCAGCCACATCATGTACATTCGTTACGGTTGGAAACGTCGCTAGTCTACAGACGATCGAAGTTGACATAACCGCGGCAAACATTCTTGCCATGAATGGCGCACCCGTAGAGGTTGTCGCCGGAGAAACTGGTAAGGTTATCGAGTTTTTAGGAGCGAACCTTGTTTATGATCGGGACACAGCCACATACGGAGCAGGTGGTAATGTTTCAATTATCGAGGAGGACGGTTCAGATGTTTCTACCGTGGCAGCTAATACCGATTCATTCGGTTCTGCAACAGACGAGTTGAACATCTTGAAACCACTCGCAGCTTCTTACCAACCCACATCGGGGAAGGGTCTGGACATCACGAATGCGTCAACAGCATTCACTGATCCTGGAACAGCAGTAGGAGTAGGACGATTGCAGATTTCATATCGAGTACACACGACTGGATTGTAAAATTTGATCGCAATTAAAAGGTAGTGCAGGGAAACTTGCACTATTTTTTTGTGTAAGTATTATTGGATTGTATTTCATAATTTATCCAAATGAAAAAAGGATTTCTCGGCATCGGTGGCGAAAAGGAGAACGAGGCTCCTGCCAAAACAAAAGAAGAAATAGATGCAATGACGGAAGAAGAGAAGAAAAAGTATGACGAAGAAATTGCAGCAGTAGAGGAAAAAGCAAACAAGAAAAAAGAGGATGAGAAAATAGCTGCAGCAGATAAAAAGAAAGATGAACCGAAAGAGGAAGTAAAACCAATCGGGAAAGTTGGAAAAGGATGTTTCATGAAAAACATCATGCACAAAGGGATCATTTTCAACAAAGGACACAAACTTGATGTAAAGCATCCAGATTTTGATTTGCTCAAGAAACACCTTAACTGATGGCTGCAGAAATATTCACTACCGCTGCACTGACTCGTCGTGAGGCGGGGTTTCTGAATAACACAGACATCGACAACACACTTGATATCGAGCCGAATGTGAAAAGTGCCAATGCTGAGATAGAAGGATGCGTGGGGGCGCGATACGTCGTGCCTCTTTCTGATAATACGAATTATACAGGATCATCCGCTGAGAGTTTCTTGGTAGAACTGGCGACACAGCTTGCTTCATCTGAATTGCTCCTTCAACAATACGAAGGGCAAGGAGGAGATTTGCTTCGCATGGCTGACTCAAAGATCAAGTTGATCCGTAAGAAACTTGAGAACCTGAAAGCCGGAAAGATATTATTGCTTGATACGGAAGGAGTTGAACTTGCTTTAATAGCAGCCGCACTGAGTGCTGTTTCTGGATTTCCATTGAATTCTGATTTTGACGACCCGGACGAGCCGACAATTGTCAATCCGGCGGTAACTATGAATGAAAAGTTCTAATGAAACCATTTATCAGTATTGATATTCAGGGCGAAAAACAACTTGCCGCAGGATTTGTGCGAGTTCAACGAGGAATAAGTAATTTCATACAACCGCTTACTGAATCGACTTCTTTGTTGCGAAGAGTGATTGACGATAACTTTGACTCAGAAGGTTCTACTCTTGGCAGACCGTGGAAGAAATTAGCAAACCCACGAAGCGGGAAAATTTTACAATTGACAGGAAATATGCGAAGGAGCTTTATAGATAAGGTTTCAACGAGCAAAGCAGAAATATCAAACAAAACTAATTACTTTAAATTCCACCAGAGCAATAAAGCAAGGACGAAATTGCCTCGACGTATTATGATGAGGATTGACGCAACACGAAGAAACGAAATCATGCGTATATTTACCAAGTTTTTGAATAAAGTTGCAAAACGATTCTGAGCAAGTATTATTTAAGTAATGGACAGAATCATCGATCGAATAATCGCTTTGCTTACTGCCAACGTGAAAACAGCACGAGGGATACAGCAGATATACAATGGGGATGTTTTTCTTATACCGAAAAACAGTATTCCGGCAATAATCGTTGAAGCGAAAGGAACGAAAACACAAACAATAACGAACACCCAGGATTTTGATATTTATACAATCGACATTCTTGTGATTTTAGATGCCCGGGATTACATGAACGCAGATATGAATACCGTTTCTGCGAATCAGGTATTGCGGAAGATTATGGAGGAACGGATAAGTGGAACGTCAAACGAATTGAAAAGCGACACGATAGAAAAAACAATCCGATCCGGTCTTGACTCCGATTCGGATTATTCATTGCGGGCAGAAATTGCCACAAACTATATTTATAATGTCGATCGCGAATTCCCAACAGCGGAAGCAGTGATGACAATACAGATACTTTCTAAAATCTACACAAGATGATTGAAATGGTACAATCTCGTCCTCCAAAAAAAAAGTTGTACGAAATGGAGGACGGAACTAGAATTGAAGCAGAAAGTTTTGAACAGGCTTTAAAAATTTATAATTCTAAACATGAAAAAGTTTAAATTACTCGCTCTCGCACTCGTCTTAACCTGTGGTATTGTTTTTATAGCACACGCCGCAGTAACAAAGACATTCATTAGCTCAAAGTTGGATAAGGCAACTTATACTTACGAACTGACAGCAGACCTTGATACTTCGGGGATTCATGACCTCACGGGTGCTTCCTGGGTTGGACTGAGTTCAACGGGGATCGCAGCAGACACAATTTCAGTACAGGTTTCCGTTCTCCCCGCGCCTACGATAGCAGGGCAATGGTTTACTTTGACGGATAATTCAGGGGTAAACCCTTTTGCAGCAGATAATAACCTCTGGCAACAGAATGTTTCAGGAATGAGAGCATTGAGATTTGTTAGGGCAGGAGCAGTTGACGGAGACATTACAATGCAGATAACTTTGAAAAAATGAAGAAATTTTTATTACTCGGGTTCGGAGTTCTCTTAATGGGAACAGTTTTTGCTATTAATGGTAGCTTCGTTCCGTCAGAATACGCGAACCGGGCAGATAATATTTTACAAAGGAATGCTGCGGGAGAAATTACTTCCACAACGTCTACTGATACGCTCGGTAGTTCGAGTGATAGATGGGATAAAATATGGGCAGATGATATTGATACAACTATCGCCACAATCGGCGGTCTTTCAACAGGGGCAATTACAATCGACGTTGACGACACAGAGGCTTTACTTGTCCGGAAGGATGGAGATGCGGGAGACATATTTACAGTCGATACAGTGGGCTCACAGGTCAAACTTCTCTCTACGGGTGTTTTGGGTGCGGCTACAACTCCGACTCTTTCTTTTGGAGATGGAGACACAGGATTTTATGAAAGTGCGGATAATACGATTAACGTTGCCCTTAATGGGCTTAATCGGTGGAGTCTTGCAGGGGCAACATTTGGTGGTGCGGCTGGAACAAGATTTGAAATAAAGAATGTTGATGCCACTGCTACTCTTCCTGTATTTGTTCCGAAAGGAAACGATGAAGACACAGGAATCGGATATAACGCTAACGACCAACTCTCCCTCATCGCAGGAGGAAAAGAAATGATTCGACTCGTAGAGGACACTGTTTCCTATGTACAAATCGCCGCAAATGATATGTGGCTCACTTGGACAGACGTAGCTACTACAGGAACTATCAACGCGATGAAAGTAAACTCTGACGATGAAATAGAATTCGGTACAGCAATAAATATAGGAACGCTCGATTTATCTGACGATTCAGGGCTTGTGACTCTTGTTGATATGGGAGTTACAGCAACACCCGGATCAGGAACGGTTGAAGGGTACAATTTTGCGGTAGACGCGACTGATATTCTAACGGTGTACGCAGAAGCGGACGGTTCGGGAGGGATTCAGAATGAATCAGTAGGAGTTGGTACAACAGCACCAGACGGTACATTTCATGTATCAGGGAGCGGGAATATTATTTCTCGGATACAATCAGAGGCGAGTACGACTAGTTCATATGCTTCTTTAGTTTTCACAAATTCTACATCTGCTACGGTTGATAGCACAGAGATTCGATCTACTCGTACAAATTCTCCGACAAGCTCCGATTCAAATTTAACATTCTTCACAAGAGGGAATGGTGCAGTAGTAACAGCAATGACAATAGCAACAACTGGAGAGGTTGGAATCGGGACGATAACACCAAGCACAACACTCGAATTAGATGGAACATTATCCTACACTCCGAGTGCAGACCAAGCAAGAGCTGACGACTCAACAATTACTATCGACAACACGATTGTAAGGGTAGCAGGTGACGCAGGAGCGGCAGTATTGGATACCGACCCCGCAATTGAAGACGGAGCTTCTGACGGGCAAATAGTAATCATTCAGGGGACACATGACACGAACACGGTAACAATCGCGGACGCGGTGAATACAGCAAATCCGGGAGGAGTATCTTGTGTACTCGGTGCTAACGATACAATAAGTTATATGTGGGATTCAGGGGAGTCTCTTTGGGTGGCTACATCGCAATGTAACGACAACTAAAATGAAAAAACTTTTAATACTGGCTTTCGGGATTCTAACAATCTGTACAGCTTCGGCTTTCAGTATAATTTATAGCGGAGGGGATTTGGTAACGAATGGTGAGTTTTATACTGATACGGATTGGACGAAGGAAGCAGGGTGGACAATTAGTGGAGGCACGGCAAATTGTAATGGTAGCCAGTCTGGAGACTCCGCTTTATTTCAAGCATCAGTAGTTGATGTAAGTAAAAAATACAGATACTCGTTCGATTGGACTCGTTCAGCTGGTGATGTTGGATTAAGGACACATGACGGTTCATATAATATCCACAGAACAATAACCACTGGTAGTAGTGGAACAGCAACTGGTGATTTCACAACAACTGCGACATCAAATGGAACATTATATATTTTTGGAAGTATAGATTTTGTAGGTTCAATCGACAACGTAATAGTCAAAGAAGTAAAGGAGAGTGCGAAGATAGACCCAGCACTTGACCCTACTAGAATGCCCTACTCTCCACAAAAGATAGGAGAATGGACACTCGCGGAAAGCGACCAACAATCTGACACTCGGACTCTTTTGAATTCCTCGGCAGGGACTTCATACGTTACGAGTACTCAGGCATACGGGAAGTTTGATTTCTCGCTATACACGACAGGAAGTAATCACGCAAAGAATACTTTCATTTCAACAACAACGGACGCTCACGGAAGCGGGGACGGATACACGCTTTATTCAGATAATAACAATGCGATTTCTCTTCGCCTCAAAGATGATACTGTCCTCTTCACAACGGCAGACTCCTACACGGCAGACGATACATGGTACTTTTTTCGTATAGAAAGACTTGGGGACGGCACTTTCACAGTTTATATCAAAGGGGGGGTGTATTCTGACTTTACTTTAATAGATACTGTAACAAATAATACGTATACTACGAGTGCCTACATGGTTGCCGACTTGGACGTAGGAGATGCGATACGCGGAGTTCATGTAGGGGGATTTAAACCTGTTTCAGATTTTGTTGATGGAACAGGCACGACAAGCGTTACAGGCAATCTGGTAGTTTCGGACAAAGCCTCTGGTCATAATCATGGGACGTGGTACGGTGAATCTCGAAGAGGTGAATACACACGATTTGACGGGACAGATGATTACATTGATGTTGGAGATACAGGAAAGACAGTAAACACTGTTTCGTTTTGGATAAAACCAACAACGACCTCGGAAGATATTATGGACTTGGACGGAGGAACTCATACGATTGAAGTTTCCAGTGGAACAATTACAGCGACAGGATTTTCTTCTCCAACGATTTACGTTGACGGTTCTGTTTCTTCTACTCTTGATACTGATTGGCATCATGTAGCGATTACAACGGCGACAGGATTTTCGGCTTCGGATTTAGATATTGGAAAAGAAACGACATATTTTGACGGTACTTTGGCGAGTGTTCAATTGTTCGGGAAAGAATTATCAATCGTGCAAATCAATCAACAACTCACGCAGACAAAACCTGTAACGAAATGGGTAAAGATTGGCGATCAAGTTTGGATGCAAGACCATCTCAATGTGGGAACCAAGATAGATGATCCGGGGTCAAGTGCTATCGCCACTGCTTGTGCGGGACACATTGGAGATGTTGTACTAATACCAGCAACAACGGGTATAGAATGCTATTGTATTTCGGCGACCTATGCCAGTTGTCAACGAAGCGGGATTCTTGGAACGACACAGAAATACTGCTACAGCAACTTAGAATCGAACTGTGATACAAACGGAGCTTTATACGAATGGCAAGAAGCCATGGATTTACCCGCAAATTGTGCGTACACTGATTGCTCTGCACAGATAAATACGCCCCACCAAGGAATTTGTCCTGATGGGTGGCATATTCCTACCGATACAGAATGGAAAACGCTTGAGGGACAGCTGGGAATGACTACAGCTCAACAAGATCTCACTGGATGGCGTGGAACGAACGAAGGGGATAAAATGAAGACCGTTGACAAATGCTTCGGAAGTAGTAATTGTGGCACTTCTGGATTTTCCGCTCTTTTAGCGGGCTACCGTTATATAGCAGGAGGGTTCTCTAATAGTGGTTCGAGTGCCTACGTTTGGTCGGCGTCGCAGACTAGCTCAGCGTATGCGTGGAGGCGCAGCTTGGGTTCGGGCTACTCGACGGTGACCCGTTCTGCAGGCACTAAGCACTTCGGCTTTTCCCTTCGGTGTTTGCGAGATTAGAAAAATATGTTATAATTAAACCATGGAAATTTACTCAACAATGGACACAATGAATGAAGACATCTCCGCTTTGCATCAAGCTGACTGCGATATTCAGCAGGAATATGTAGATGAATTAAAGTCTAAGAAAATTACACCCGAGCAGTTCACACAAAAGCAGGAGGTTTGGGAGAAAGAGTTCAAAGAAAGGTTGGCAATACTTATTGAAAAAAAATGAAGAAATTTTATTTAACCGTTGGCGGCATAATTACAATCCTCGGAACGGGGGGTGCTTATAATCAGTTTGATGTCCAAATTGTAACAGGGGACAAGATTATTGTATTTGACACGAAAGTTGAATGCCGAGAAAGAAAAGCTGAGATAATCGAGATGTTTGAGGATCAGAAATTGAATCCAGATCAGGCATTCATATTGAAAGCGTTTGAGGAGCAAGATTGCGGGATAATTTTTGAGGAATCAGTACCACTCGGGGCTGCTCAAATGACCGTCACGGAATCAACAATTTATTACACGAAGGATAATTATAATGAAAGAAAAGACACTCTTTATAAAAAAACAAAAGCAGACCCGGATGGGCTTGATTTATTTGAACTTCGGGAGCTTACAGGAATACTCAACGAGGAAATAAAGGATCGAGGCGAAGTGAACATTAGTGATTTCACTCCAAAAGGACTTATTCTTGAGCTTGAAAAATAAATTTGCATAAAATTATTTCCAAAACTAAACTTACAATAATGACAGACAAAAAACCAGAACCAGAAAAGATTATTCCGCGCAGAAAGCGTTGGTATATTTCTCCTATAAAGTCGATATTTGCTCTCGATAACAAAGAAGCAAAACTATCCGTTAAAAAACTTTCCAAATGAGCAGAATAATTGGTCGGCGTATGACAGTAGCTATCGGTCGAGAAGAAACGACATACGGTACAAAATCGGGTCAGATAGTAGATTTTCCTATTATGGAAATGACACTTGATCTCACGCAGGATATTCTTTTGAACGATCAGGCGTTTGGTTTAATAGACGACAATTGTCTCGGTAGTACGATTGGGAAAAAAGCAGCTTCATTTTCAATCAAAGGAGTTGTTTCTGATGCTTTCTTCGGACAGATTTTGAAAGGAACATTTGGAACACTTACAACAACAGTAGATTCGCCAGTTGCGGGAGCAAATAGTCACGCATTTACATTACTGCAGGACAACGATCATCCATCGTATTCGTTCATTTATAAAGATGTAAACGACGTGAAAGCGATTCTTGGGGCGTTGTGTGGACGATTAGAGGTTGTGATTGTCGCAGGAGAGTGGGTTTCTTATACAGCAAATTTCACTGGAAGATTTCCGGTAGACACAACAGAAACAATCACGCCAGTAAAAGAAGAATACTTCACAGCGGCTCAATCAGTTTGTAAAATTGCATCAGCAGTCGCAGGACTCGCGGCAGCAGCAGCAGTGCCACTTGAAACCGGGACACTCGTTCTCGAGAAAAATCTTGAATCTCACTTCGTGTGGGGATCAACGGACATCGAGCAGGTTACAAATAAACAATTCAGCGTTAGTGGAACATTTGAATTGTTGAACGAGAGCGACACGATATTCGATAACTTCAACGACCACGATATTCAAGCAATGTCAATCACGCTTACGTCGGATGTAATGATTACAGGAACTACACCATTCTCACTTGCGTTTACGATTCCGGCATTCCATATTGCGAACTGGTCAAGCCCGAAAACAAACGATGATCTGGTAAAACAAACATTCGAGATAAAAGCAGAATATGATACCGTCACATCAAAGACGATTGACGCGGTTCTTATAAACGATACTGCAACAGCAGTTTACTAAGACACAATTTAGAGGGGGTTTCTGGCGTTTCCCCCTCTTTTTGTTTTATTAAAAAAGATTTGACTTTTTGTTTTATGTAATCATGATGGGGGCATGGAAAAACGAACAGAAGACGGTATTAAGTCAGGCGTTACTATGCTTGCGGCATCTGTGCCAGTTGGCATTTTGGCTATGTTTCTTTTTGGATTCGTTGTAGGAATATACGCATTTTTTATTTGTTTACTCCTTTCTCTTGTGTCTTTTATTTCTTTAATTTTACCAGATGTCAGCAATAACTCTCCCGAAAACGAAAGTCGAAGTCGTATTGAAAGATAAATTAACGCGGAAGGAATTTCGTGAATATAATGCTGTTTTATTCGAGGGCGCAAAGTCTACGGATTCAGGAGTGTTCGATCAGGCATCGATCTTGAATAATATTGAAACGCAGAAGGACAAACTCGTCCTCTTATACGTTTCTCTTTATGATGGAAAGAAAATCACTCAGGATGTTCTTGATGCAATGGATGTCGCAGATTATGAATTCGTATTGGCTAAGTGTCAGAAACATTACAAAGACCACACTGAAAAAAAAAGCTAACAGAAGAAGAACGCAGATCAATTGTGTTTTATGAAAAAAATGGGTACTCCGGGAAAAACGGAGTGCCTGTTGTTTATGAGCAATATGCTTTATGTAAAGAATTCGGGTGGACTCCGGAGCAGTTGGACAACCAGGCAGATGTTGTAATTTCTCGATTCCTGCAGGTAATGGGTATCGTAAATGAAACAAAATAGACAAACGGATAAAAAGAAATAATAATGTCATTGATGAATGACGAACAATTAAAAATTGTAATAAATGCAGTGAATAATACAAAGGGTGTTTTCACTCAGGTAAGTTCGCAGTTGAAAACTGTTTCGTCAAAAATTACAGAGGTCGGACGGAAAACAACACAAGCGGGACGATCACTTGCGCCTTTAAGTTTGGCATTTACTGCTGTTGCGGGGATTGGAGTGAGAGCTTTTGCAAAACTCGATAAAGCGTTGACAGAAAGTACGGCAATTATGGGAAAAGTAACAGATGAAACGAGAGAAAAAATGAAGAAACTCGCAGAAGAAATGAGTATAAAATTTCCTTTCGCGGCAGATAAAGTAGCAGAAGCATATTTCTTTTTGGCTTCTGCCGGACTCGACGCAAAACAATCTATGGCGGCATTACCCGCAGTGATGAATTTTGCCACCGCAGGGGCGTTTGATTTGTCTCAAGCTACCGACTTACTAACTGACGCACAAAGCGCGTTAGGATTGACCGTGGATGATTCTAGTGAGAACATGAAAAATATGGTGCGGGTTTCAGATGCTCTTGTGAAAGCAAATACACTCGCAAATGCTAGTGTTATTCAGTTCTCTCAAGCACTAACTGGTGGAGCTGCTGCGGTTATTCGGTCGTATAATTTAGAGTTAAATAATTCCGTTGCTGTTCTTGCTGCTTACGCGGATCAAGGAATAAAGGGTGCGGAAGCGGGTAATATGTTTGGACGAATGACTCGGCTTTTAGTTAAGTCGGCAATTGATAATAAAGAAGCATTTCGAGATATGGGGATTTCTGTTTTTGATGCAGGAGGGAATTTGCGAGACTTTGCAGAGATTACTGGAGATATGGAAAAGGCTTTTGCGGGGATGGGAGCAGAGCAAAAGGCAATTGCTCTTGAACTCTTGGGGTTTCAAGCACTTTCGCAAAAGGCAATTTTGCCGCTCATTGGAATGTCAGAAAAAATCAGAGAATACGATAAGGCACTGAGCGACGCGGGTGGAACGACACAGGAGGTTTCAGATAAGCAATTGAAGTCTTTCACAAATCAGATGATAACAACGTGGAATCAAATTAAGGTTCTCGTCGGCTCAATAATGGAACAACTCGCCCCGGCATTAGCGGCTGTTGCTGAAAAAATAAAATCAGTTACAAAACGATTTAATGAACTTTCACCACAGACTAAAAAAATAATAGGAATTGTTGTGTTATTGGTTGCGGGGCTTGTTCCGTTGTTATTGATAGTCGGTCAAATTGTAATCGCTGTTGCGGCGTTGATCCCTGTTATAGGATTTCTTGGCGCGTCTTTTATAGCACTTGCGGCTAATCCGATTGTTGCGATAATCGCAGCACTGGCACTCGTTAGTCTCGAACTCACGAAATTAACAACGAATTTTGATGTGAATATATCAAAAATTAAAAAAGAGGTTAAAAGTTTAGAAGAAAATTTATCAGAAACATTCAAACAAACCGTGGAGGAACATTTGATTCTCGCGAATAATATTGTTCAGATTGAGCGTCAACTTATTGATGCAAGAAAGGCAGGAATGGATGAGGTTGTGGTGGCAAAACAAAAAGAATTGAATACGCTTTTATCTCTTGAAAAACAGGGCGCAAAGGACAGAATCGCGGTTTTGACTGCGGAATTTAATGTGCGACAGCAAAAAAGAGGCGAGTTGATGAGAACGATAAAAGAACTCGAAGAACGGAACGCAGGGATTTTGGGAATATTGGGAAGAAAGGACAGAACAAAGAAAATTGCAGAACTACAAAGACAGGTAAAAGGACTTGCGGGACAAGCCATCGCCGCAGCAAATGCAATAAATCAAATTGAGCAAGTTGGACAACAACAGGAATTGGAAAAAATCTTTGAAGAACGTGGTGGTGTTCCTGATATAAAAGTGGAGGGGCTTGAACCAGTAGCAGAAAAAAATAAAATAATTCAAGAAGCACAAAAGGAAACTGCTGAGGTTACGGAAGAAATGGTGGATGATATGACGACGGGATATAATAATCTCGAAAATAAGGTGGGGGATTCAGTAGACTTTCTTGTAAAAAAGAATGAACAACTCCGCGCGGAACTAGAAAAGTTCAAGGCTTTGACTGCTCCAACGGAAGGAGCCGACAGGAGAACATTCCAGGACGTAGTAAATCAGGCGGGAGTTCCCGATCCGACATCAGGAGGAGTATTTACTCCACGAAATCCAGATTTTAATGAACAATATCCGGACAGGGCATTAAGTAGAATCCAGGATAATGTGAGGGAAGGGGCAAACCCTCTTTCACCTGTTATAAATTTTATAAACACAACGATTGACAGCGATCAACGCCGCAGAGATTTGATTGAGGGGTTAAAGTTAGCACTTGGGAGAAGTTATAAACAAGTTTCACTTGGTAGTTCATGACATATAATTCAACGCTTTTCAACGTAGGACTTTACAACGGGAATTTCAATCTCGGGGCGGTTCTGACATCTACAGAAGACATTTCTTTTAATGGGTACGGATTGCAGAATTCAAATATTCTGACATCGAGTATTGATATCGAACAAATTGATCGTGATTTTCAAACAGTAGCAGTACCAAATGGAAACGGGCAGATATTAAACTCTGATTACTGGCGAGGAAAAGAAATCAAGATAAGTGGAACATTGCTTGCCGATTCGAGAGAATCTTTAGAAGCATTGGTATTTAATTTCAAAAAAGAACTTTCTATTCAATCGAAAAACTTTGACCGCGTCATGGGGGATGGATCAAAGCGGAGATTTATCTGCACAGCAACAAAAATAAATGTAGATGCTTCACAGCACTGGGCGATCACGAGAGCGACGTTCAGCGTTACATTTACTGTCCTGGTTCCATTCGGGCAGAATACCGCTTACACCGCAAAGAGTTTCACTGTATCTGATTTGATATTCTCTGAAATTTTAGAAAACGATGGAAATGCTGACGGAAGCCCTGTGTGGATTCTTATAGTGACATCTGCAACGGATGTGACAGCAATAAATATAAAGAACAATACAACTGACGAGGAAATAGAAATAACTGAATCTATTTCTGCCGGGGAAGTGATTATCATTGATTCAGAAAACAAAGAAGTTACCGTCGATGGAACAGAAATTGATTTCGATGGACAGTTCCCTATACTTGACCCTGAAAGTAATTCGTACACAATAACCGTAACAGGTACAGATATTGAGTACGAGCTCACCGCTAAAAATTTATCCAAATACCTATGAGTGGCATTATCCCGATTCCGAAAGACAACGCTTCTGGACAATTTAACGCAGGAATTAGCGCGAGTTCTCTCGCACTGGTTCTCAAAGCGGGAGAAGGGGCAAGTTTCCCACAACCAATAACTGACAGCGCAACCAGTTTGGGATCAGGAACGCTTCTTAATTGTACCGGGATTCAAGCGTTAGGGGTCGCTGTAGGCGATTTTATCTATAATTTGACTGACAGTACCCCTTCTACGGATACGTGGAGTGGTGCGGTTGTTCTGGCGGTTTCCGCAAACAGTGTCACAACATCTCCTTTGACGGGTGGGTCAGATAATCTCTGGCAATCATCGGACGAATGGGCAGTGAAACCGTTTGTCGTGAATGCGTCAATACGAACAGGCGCGGTTTTAACGGGAGCGGTTACTCAATATGAGAAAATTTTAATTACAGAGCGAAGTACTGATACATTATCAATGCCTGTTGCTTCTGGATACAGGGGATTTGATGGCACAACTCCAAACACGTTTTCCGCAGATGATTTCGTGACAATCGAGGTAGATCAATCAATTTCAGATGGAATGCGTATTGCGTTGGCAAATGTGTTTATTCAAAAGGCAGAAAAAGACGACACAATGCTCTTGGATGGTTCAAACGCCATGACAGCAGCGTTGCAGATGGGATCAAATAAAATTACCGGGCTTGGCGACGGAGTAAACCCACAGGACGCGGTCACGCGGGCGCAGCTTGACGCAGTGGCGTCGGCATCATCTTTAACGGGGGAACGCGACAATACCTTCGCTGTTCGTGTTATTTCATGGAACACCGCAACGGTGGGTGGAAATTATGAAGTTAAAAGAGGAGTAGGGGTTGTTGATAGTGGTGCAAATGTTGATGGTAGTGGAAGCTATCGAGACTCCGTACCATTGTCGGGGGATATTGAATACACGGTTGAAGTCACCGACGATGAAGATGTCCGAGTGATTACTCCTATTTTATATTTCGACAATACTGTCGACGATGTTGTTCCTGTTGGATATTACGGTGACGGTGGCGATGGGGCTTTTGCAGGAGGAGCAATTGAGAGAGGATCCGTGTACAACTTTTCTTCTTTTATATTGGCATCAGATGCAGTGTTTTCAGCAGGGGGAAAAACGATTATTTTTGTGGAAGGGGATTTGACTATTCCTTCAGCATGGAAATTGGATTTTGAATCTGGTACACAAACAACAACAAAAGACGACGACACTTTTTTTCCCGAGTCAATAAGTGTTGGGGGGTCAGGTTATGCAACCGCAACTGGTGAAAGTTCAGGTGGAACGGGAGGGGCTGGTGGTACTATTTCAGGAAATGCAGGAGGAGCAGGAGGAACAGGAAAGTTCGGAATAGGAGGTATTGGTGGCAATGGGGGATCACATGGTTCGGCGGGTAGTGTGGGTACAGGTGGAGGAGGAGGAGGTGGAGGAGGAGGAGGAAGTTCCCCTAGTGGTGGTGGTGCGTGTGGAGGACCTGGAGGAAATGGAGGTGCCGCGGGTACTGCGCCAGAATACCAAAACACGGTTTTATTCATCGTCGGTGGTGATATTTTAATTGAGGGAGATATACACGGAAGGGGTGCGACAGGAACAACGGGATCGGTTGGTGCTGATGGGAGTAGTTCATATGCCGGAACGGGAGGAGCAGGTGGTGGTGGTGGTGCGGGAGGTGCTGGCCCAGACGGATTAAAGTTATTGATGGCACACGCGGGGTCATACGGAAACACAGGAACAACACTTCTCGGTGCAGGAAGCGGTGGTGCGGGTAGCGCAGGTGGAGCAGGTGGTACAGGGTGTGGTTCTTCCGGTACTTGGGATGGAACACCCGGGGCTGTCGGGGGATCTGCAACGAATGGTTCAAACGGTGTTATTACAACGCAACAGCTATAATGAAGCAATTCAATATCAAGTTTTACAATTCTAGTGCCACTTTCCAAAAGAATCTCACGCCGCAGATTCCAGAAAGTGATATATCTTTTACTCAAAAAATTAATGGCGGGCAGGGAGAATTGATGATTGATCTCGCGATTCCGTTTGATGATATCCCCTCGTATATTGTCCCGTTCAATTTTGTTCGTGTATATATGGTTGATCCATTAACTCCTCTCGGGCAATTGATTTATTCAGGATGGATTTCACAGGTTGCCCCTTTTAGTTCAGGAAGCAGGAATGGGGTACGGATTATTTGTCTCGGGCTTGTTTCGCTTTTATCACTTTCTCTTTATAAGGACGGTGCGAATTTTGATGTAGTTCATTCGGGAGTTGATCCAAGCGCGATTATTGCAGATATTATTACAAATTTTCAAAGCGTATATCCTCCGTCGGTGTTTGAATGGATCGGCACGGATGCAGTGACAGGAATTCGGGACGGAGGAAATGTTGATTCTGTTGGTACAAATGTTGATTACACGTTCCAAAAAAGAAAATGGAATCGGGCGGTTGAGGATACTCACGCGCTTGCGGACGCGGGTTGGTTTTGGTTTGTGGACAAAGGAGGAGATTTTTATTTCCAGGACAAATCAGCAACAGCAGATCACACTTTCACTATCGGGAAAGACGTACAAAGCATCGATATCCCGAAATCAATCGAGGATATTGTGAACGATGTCACGGTTGCATATACAGGAGGAACGGTAAATGCCACGGACGCGACTTCTATTGCCGCTGTGGGGAAAAGGGAGAAATATATTGACCGAACATCCGATACAAGCGATTCGACGACTGCACAGCAAATTGCAGACAAAGAGGTGGCAGATAATAAGGACGAAACAATTGAGGCGACGTTGGTTTTAAATAATCAGTACGATATTGAGTCAGTTCGTCCCGGGCAGACATGCCAAGTTCTCAATTATAAAAAGGGCGCAGACATCTTTACAACTAATATGCTCATCGTTTCTACGAGGTATCGAAACGGTGAAACATTAAATATTTCACTCGAGACAAAAAAGGATATCGGAACAGAAATTAAAAATTTAATTGACGAAGAGACCACATAGGCATTAAAATAAAATCGTTTTCTAATAAAAAAACATGAAATCACCAAAATTTAGTTTCAGCGGTACAGGTAAGTCGTTGCTTATTTCTCTTGGGCTTTCGCTTTTAACAGCACTCGCGACTTGGCTTGCAACAATCACTCAGCAATTTGATTTTGGAGCATACGCGCCCCTCGTTGGTGCGTTGGCAATATTCGCGGTGAACGCAATTCGTAATTATATAAATGAGAAAAAATGAGAAAGTCTATTCAAAACTACCCGTATCAATGGATTATAGGAATTATTATTACATTTATAGGTAGTTTTTTTACAGTTATTGTGTCAGGAACGAATCTTGTTCGTGACGTTCAGGAAAACACAATCGGAATCGAGGGGAATAGAGAAGCGTTGAAGGGGATTACTGAAATTAGAGAGGGCTTAATCGCGGCTGGAATAATTAAACCAATAAACCAAAAATGAGGAATTATCAATCATTATCTGATTATTTAAACGAGGTAATCAATAAAGTATTACACAAGAGGCAAGGTGGTGCTTTATATGAAGTAGTTCCAGAAGATGAAATCAAACTAAGGGCATCGGTAAAAAAACTCGTAAAACACCCTATTCTTGATCCACACGGCGAGTTGGCTTGGGAAAATTTTCACAACCAGGATCAAGGAAGGACACCGTGGTGTGTAGCATATACAATTGCACACGTTCTTTCGTATATGTTGACAGCAAAATATACAAAACGAATAACAATAGAGGGATATTATATTGCAGGACTCCTTTTAGAGGCAGGAATAATGACAAAGAAGGGAGCTTCTATTATGAGGTCAGTAAAATACATCACTGGATACAGTCAAAGAATAGGAATAAAAGACACAGAAAAAAATTTATATAATATAAAAGACTGTGAAGCACACGAGCGAAGGGCGACAAAAGATTTGTTATTAAAAGGATTCCCGGTAATATTTGGGGACATGATCGGTTCTCCTATGTGTGATAGTAGATATGTTTTGCGGGACGTTCCAACTTCACGAAGTGGTCACGCATTTATGGGTGCGCCATCTAAAAAGGTAATTACAATTGAAGATGGTACAGAATGTTTGAACGGAGAAAATTCATGGGATAATTACGGAATCCCGTACATGAACGGAAAAGGAAGAAGCGGGCAGTTCCATATTGAAGTTGAACACTTGGAAACATTATTCACTCCTTGGATATTTCTCGATGTTAGTAAGGTATGAAACAATTAGTAAAAAAGATTTGATTTTGTTTTAGATTTGTTTTAATCTTTTCGTAATGAATAAATTAGATTTAAAATCGTTTATGGCGCGGGAGGAATTTGCTCATGTATCAAATCCACGAAAACTCGCAGATAAGATCGGAAAAATTACAGGAAAGCGTCCTCGTGACGTTTCAGTCTGGGGGTGGGTTAATCGCGAAAGGAAACCAGTCAACCGGAAATGGATCAACTCATTGGCGCAAATTTTTAAGGTAGATTTTGGTGAAGAGTTTTTCTTATGATATATTCAGACATCGTTTGCACAACTGTTGAAGGAGGAAACATAAACACCTCAGTACATTTTGATTTTTATGGAGTTAAAAAAGAAGAAGATTTCTGGAAAAAGAAAATAACTGAATATATGGAATCCCAAAAGAATCCATCAAACATTGATATTTTCCGGTTCTTTGCGCTCAACGGATGGCGTCGTGCAGGGCGACTTTCGTTCTACAAAGAAAGTGTTGGAAAAAAGTCGAAAACCGACTTGCTTTAATCTTAAATCTGATTTAATATCTAGGGTGCTAAACAAAAAGCACCATGTACGAAGATTATTTATTAGAATCGGCAGGACATACTCACTTGGATGAGAGCAGACAATGCTCCCAAGCAGAGGAACGAGCTGATTTCATGATTGATAGTTTGGAGCATGGAGATTTTTAATTTTTAATTAAATGTTAAAAACGGAATTATCGGATTTTATGGAGGTATGGAGTTCACAAGGATATGTTTTCATACAGGATCAAGAACACGTTTTGAGCATGGGGAAGAAAGGAGTTGTCCTTTGTTTGGAGGAAGCAATGAATTTAAAAAACTTTTTAAATAAAAATCTTACAGATGCCAGCCATTGACGTAACCCCGATTCTTCCAAAACCTTGCATTTACTGCTCTAAAATATTAAAAACGAGTACAAGTATCAAGCGAGGGTTTGGGAGGGCGTGTGGAAAGAATCAGCAGCTAAAACTACCATTAGATGAATGAAATAAACACCGACATCGCTTGTGAACAATGCGGACTTAGTCTTGAAGAAATTTCAGAAAACGGTGAGAACTGTTTGGTAGAAGAATTTGAACACATTATGGATTTTGGTATTTGTATAAGCTGTCAGAACGATGATTGATGATTCTATCGAGCGCGAAGTATTAACTAATCTCGGGTGGGAAAGAGTAATGATGGATAAAAAAATAGTTGATTTATTTGCTTGGGCAACAGAATTAGAAGAAAGAACCCCCGCAATACCTGCTTCTGAAAAATGCATAATACAAAAAAGAAAAACTGATTTCTTTGACGAGGAAGAAACCTTTTCAAAAAAATTCCATGAAGATCCACATTTTTTTGACCAAATAGAACCGTTTTGTAAACCTAATCCAATAAGACAATGACTAAAACCCTATTATCGCTCCGCAGTAATTTCAGTTTTTTTACACGAAAACAAAAAAAACTTGATGCCATGGCAAAAATTGAAGCAAAAAAAAAGAAGGAGGACGAAAAGGTAAAAAAAGATAAAGAGTGGAAAGCGCATCTGAAAAACAGAGAACTTATTAAAAACGAAGTAGAACAAATAAAACAAGATTCTATGGCTTCATGGCGACAAGAATTTATTAAGGAAGAGCGGCAAAGAACTCTTGATGTCATTTACAAAAAAAATTACATAGAATTTTTGGAAAAGAGTGGTGCTTCTGAAGAAAAAATCCTATTAAAAAGTTTTTTAACAGCAGAATACGAGGGCTATCTCGGACTGTATCAGCTCGTTGATAGAATTAGAATGGATAAAATAAAGAATAAAAAATGAATAAAGAAAAACCAATCATCAAGCGCGTTTTCTTCTCGGACACTTCCGATAAGATGTATCATGCGGCAATTTATGACACTCACGATACTTGCGACTGCCCGGGATTCCAATTTCGGAATACTTGCAAACATATAAAAGAGTTACAAAAAAAGCTATATCACATAACCCCACAAAAAAATGGCTGATGGAAAAACGGTTTCAGTAAAAGCACCAGTTGACTTCATGTCGCTTGTGAAATTCGACAAGACAAAAAAAGATATTTTGGACTTGGCAAAAAAGAGCAAGGATTTGAAGATTGACGGTATGGAGGACAAAGAAGGATACAAGGCTGTGCATGAGGCGCAGATGGTATTACAGAAGATTCGAGTAAAAGGAGAAAATGATCGACTTGAATTCAGCAGGATGTTGATTGCTACGAGAGATAAATTAAAAGAATATCACGACGATGTTTTCTCTCCGGTTATTGAGGAGGAGGCACGATTGAAAGCAATGAAGGATGAAATAGAAGCGGAGAAGCAGAAAATCAAAGCCGCGGAAGCGGACAAGGAGCGGGCGAGAATTCAGGACATGGTTTCGCGATTGACGGAAAGCGGGGCAACTTACAATCCGATGTCGCCACAAAATAATGCAGAATATGGATACGGAGATTTAAAAATTGATATGGTTATGCTTTCAACGATGGCAGAATCCGTATTTGATTCTTTTATTGAAAATGTCGTAGAAACGAAAAAAATTGAAGATGATCGAATCGCTGCAGAAGAAGCAGAAAGCGTAGCCGCGCAGAAAAAACTTGACGATCAAGCGGCTGCACAAGAAGCAAAACAAAAAGAACTCGACGCGAAGGAGGAAAAAATAAGAATCGCGCAGAAAGAAATTGACGATAAAAAAGTGGAGGAATTAAAACAAAAAGAAATAGCTGCAGGAATAGAAAAAGCAAAGGAAGAAATGGCGGCGCAACTTAAAAAGGAGGCAGAGGAAAAAGATGAACGTGAAGCAGAAGAAGAGAGTGCCGCAGCTTACAAAGCAGCAAAAAATAAAAAATATATCGCATGGTTGGCAAAACACCATTTGACGATAGAAGAAATAAGCGGTGCGACTCCGTTGAAATCTGAATACTGGGTCGAAGGAAAAGACGGAGTATTCACTCTGTACAAAAAAATTGATGAAATAACTATTAAATAAAATGACAACATTACAAAAAACCGTTTACGAGGACGACAATCAAATAGTTCTTGTCAGAAAGGATGGGGGAGGAATAAACATAACACAGATATTCTCGGCACTATCATTTAGAAACAAAAACCGTGAAACAACGGTAACTATAGACAAGGAAACGCTCGACAGAATACACGACATATACGTCAAAAACACGGAATCAGAAGTGATTCCGATTGAGCTTCTCGGATTAAGTAGGGGTACAGAAAACGCCCTACTAAACGAGGGGATAGGGACAGTGAACGACCTCCTGAAGCATACAGTCTTTGATATAGAGTCGATTCGGAGAGTCGGATATAAAGCAAAACGCGAAATCATTGACGTGTTGGCAGAAAGAGGACTATCCCTCAAGAAATTGTGGAGAAAAAACTTGCACAAAAGTTAAAACTCATTTAATATTAAACCAATGAAAACAGCAAAATACGCAATCGGCACAAAGTTCAAAAGAAGGAATCGCAAATATGCGAAAGTTGAAACCGTTACAGATATTTTGACAACGAAAAACAGCGCGGGTGAAGTTGTGAAAATAAGATACGCAACAGAGCATGAATTTTGCGAGCAAATGGTTTCAAGCTCATGTCCCGGAACAACTATTGCTTTATCAGACATACTATGAAAAACGACCTCCCGGTACTGGCAGACTTATACTCGCAACAAGCGATTGTAAAAAAAGAGAATGATTTAAATATACTTTTGAATCAAGAACCAAATGAAAAATGGATAAAGAATCATCCAATGGCAAGCGGAGTAAAATATATTCCGATTGAAGTTATTGAATATCTGCTGACTTCGATTTTTGTGAAGTGGAAAGTAGAGGTTCGGAAAACAGAACTCATTGCAAATTCCGTTTTAGTTACGGTTCGATTGCACTACAAAGACCCAGTATCAAACGAATGGGAATGGCAAGACGGAATCGGAGCCAGCCCCGTTCAAACAAACAAAGGGGCGGCTGCTACTGATTTTACTCAAGTAAAAAACGATTCGATCATGAAATGCGCTCCGGCGGCAGAATCTTTTGCAATCAAGGACGCGGCAGAAAAGCTCGGTAAGTTGTTTGGGAAGGACTTAAACAGAAAGGATGCAATGACTTACGAATCATTGAAAACAAAAAAAGTTTCTGACATAAAAGAACTTCCATGGTTGGCACCTGAATCGAATGATTGGGAAGAGGTGAAAGAAGGGCTGCGCGACACTCCGGGCAGAACCACGAAATATTATGAGACTTGGTTTAATATTTCAGAGGAAAATAAAAAGTTACTAATTTCATAACATGAAACAATTTAAAATCAGATGCAGTTGTCTTGGTCACATAATGAGTGAACCAAAAGGATATGGGATCACAGAGAAGCAGCTCTTGACCCTCCAAGACCTCGCTGTGAAGAAGTTAGAGAAGGGATTGACGGATAAGCAGGAGGAAACACTTGTGGGGCTTGTGGCGAAACGTGACGCGCCTCCGATGCTATCAGAGACAGCAAAAACATATCTGCGCGATTGGTTTATTGCGGAGCGATTCGGAAGGGTTCAGGAATTTACAAACAAATTTCTTGAAAAGGGGATTGCGGTTGAGGATGAGGCGATTGAATTGTACAGTCGGGTTTCGGGCAGAAAATTCATTAAAAAGAACGAGGAAGAGCTTGAGAACGAATACTGCACTGGAACACCTGACATTATTATGGATATAGTCACGGATATAAAAAGCTCGTGGAACATTTTCACGTTTCCGATGTTTTCGGATCACGTTGAAAGCAAATTGTACTACGCACAACTTCAAGGATATATGTATTTAACGGAAAAACAGGGCGGCGCGTTGGCATATTGCCTTGTGGATACTCCGGAGGAACTTATACTCAAAGAAATAAACAGAACGAAATGGAACGCATCGGGAACGCTCAATGAAAAAGAAGAAATGACATTATACGAACTGGCAGAAAAAAACATGAAGTTTTCGGATATTGAAGAGAAAATTCGAGTGAAAATATTTGATATCCCTCGCGATCACGAATTCATTGCTAAAATCCCGCAGAGAGTTCAGATGTGTCGTGACTATATTAAAACGCTAGAAAAAGCTATTTCATAATTTTTATAAAATGACGGACAAAATTTATTGCGGAAACGGAAGAGTTCTTACTACAAAGTTTGGTCAAATGCTCAAGCTAAGTTTGACATCGGAGGACGTACAGGCACTTATGGACAACATCGACAACGGATGGGTGAACATAAAAGTTTGTAAACGGAAGGAGCCAAGCGAAAAGGGAACAACTCATTATTTAGAGATTGACACATGGAAGCCAGAGAAAAAAGCAGATGCAAAACCAGAAGAAAAGGCTGTTGAAAAATCTCCGGACGACCCGGCAACTAAGGAGGACTTAGAATCACTCCCATTTTAAAATGAAAATTCCTGACTGGATACGAGAAAGCGAAAACCCGATGTCGAGCTTGTTCTTTTGGTGCATGATACCGGAGAACAAGAAAAGGATATTGGAAGAAAACAGGAGAGAGTCTGCGCGATTCGAGAAAAAGGCACAACTTAATTAAAAAAATGAAAGATTTACTCGTCCAGTTTAAATTCAAAAACAACATATTTGCAAAAGCACTTGAGAAAAAAATGCTTGAATATGGCATTGAGACAATCACAGAATTTTCAAAACTAATGATAGAGAAAGGAATTTTCTCTAACCGATCGATAAGGAAAGGAGAGGTTAGTTCGTTTGGGAATCTTACTGGAAATCCAAGACTCAAAGACGGGAGATTCAGACCCTCTGCAATAGAAATATCAAAGGCTCTAGGTGTTCCCCCGGAAGAATTATATCCAGTTGGATTATACGCATACGTTTCTATCGGATTAGCACTTCCAAAAATAGAGCTTGAAACAGATAGCAATAATTTCATTGCTCTTGATTCTCCAGAAGTGCTTTCTCTTGATTCGGGTGTAGATATAGAAGAAGAAGTGTCAAAACAAATAAGTAGAGAAAAATTCCACGAATTATTACAAGCATTATTCTTGCTCATTTCTTCACGGGAACGGAAAATTCTTACAATGCGTTTCGGATTAGAGGATGGAGTACAACATACGCTGGAAGAAGTTGGTATAGAATTTAACGTAACACGCGAGAGAGTTCGATCTATAGAGGCGAAAGTTCTTGAAAACCTAAGAAATAATAAAATATCAGAGAAGTTTTTTGCAGAAAGTACAAAATAGACTTGCTTTTTTCTTCAATATGATTTAATATTGTGAACGTAAAGCAAACAAACAATGAAATTCACAATTTACGAATCCGGGCAGATACTCTTTGATGGCAGGAAGTTTGAAAACTTTAAGGATGCAGAGGATGCACTTCAGGAATACTTCATGCTTTCTGAGAAAGAAAAGGAACAGTTTACGATTGAAACTATTCTTTCAGGAGGGGAGATTGAACTTCATATCATTCAAAATAATTTCTTTAAAAGAATATTTTGTAAAAGAGTTGTCACGGATTACGAGGAGGCGGTAAAAGAAGATTTTAATTCATTACGATGAGAAAAACAAAACTGGCTGACGGTAGAAAAGCATGGGAAGTGTGTCCAGAAAAAAACGACACAATCCCGGCTGTTCTAAATTTAGGATTTTTGATCCTTTCAATCGGATCTATGGTATATTTAATAAATTTATTTCAATGAAAAAATTAGTAAAACACCGAATACAAAGTGGGAAATGGATTGAATTTGCTATTGAAAAATGGGATGAAAGAGGAATTGATGCGATACTTTATACGAAGACATCAAGAGAAGAATTCAATGAGTTTAAAAAAGAGATTACAGAAAAATATCCAGAAATACATTTTGTGAGCAATGACATTTCAGTTGTCTCACCACATGTTATTCAGAGTCTTTTTAAAAAAAATCCTAACTATAAAAAAGCATGAAATACAAAAATATGATCAACAAGACAAAACTTACTTTTTCTAAAGTAAAAACCCCTACACCAAAAATTATAATAATTCTATTGCTCTGTGTGGCAGCATACTACGTTTTAAATTATTATTCGGTAGATGTAACCGTCTTTCGTAAAAAAAACGAAATTTACGCGCTTGAGGCGAAGCACGACAGGTTGATGTGCGAACTAGGACGGTACATGGAGGAACACGGGAAAGATGGCGCAGTAGGACTTATGCATTGTGCTGATAGGAACGCGGGGGAGATTGTGGCAATGGGAAGAGAATTTTCTGATAAATTCGCACAATGAGAAGAACAAGAATCTGGTTTCGCGTAGAAATCCCAAGATTTGCGAAAGAATTGATCCCATTAATTCTGTTATTTGGCGCAATGTTCATGCTTGCACCATTTCTACGATAAAAAACTTGCAATGATTTTAAATAAGACTATATTTACCGAGATGAACTACTCAAAAACTTCTTCGATCATAGCTTGCACCTCACCTTTGGGTAGTTCTTTTTGTGGGGTGCAATTTGTGATTGATCTATTTTTTAAAGAACTACAAAATGGCAGAGAATAAGAAATCTGTATTACTTTATTGTGACATTATTCACACGGTTGAAAAACTAAGTGATGAAAATGCCGGGAAATTATTCAAACATTATTTAAAATATGTGAATGATTTAAACCCAAAACCAGAAAATGAAATTGTGGATTTGGTTTTTGAACCCATAAAACAACAACTAAAACGCGACCTGTCGAAATGGGAAGAGTTTAGAGAAAAGCAGTCAGAGAACGGTAAAAAGGGAGGAAGACCAAAAAAGCCAACCCTTAGCCAAAAAACCCAAGCCTTTTCTGGAATAGCCAAAAAAGCCGTAACAGTAACAGATACAGTAACAGATACAGTAACAGATACAGTAAAAGATACAGTAAAAGATAGTGTAATAAGTAAGAAGTTTATCGCGCCTTCGCTTGAGGAATTTCTGGAATACATAAAAGAATGTGGGTATCGCGTAGATGGAGAAAATATTTATCGTGGGTATGAAGTGAATAATTGGAAGGACTCACGAGACAAACAGATCAAGAACTGGAAAATGAAATTGCGGCAGGTGTGGTTCAAAGAAGAAAATAAAATAATCAAACCAGAAAATATTGACTGGGAGAAAGTCACTATCGAGGAGGCGAGAGAAATGTTAAAGAACGAAGACTTATCGCTGATGCTTGAGATTAAGAATCCTACTCTTTACTTCCAAGCACAATGAATAATTTAATTGAAACATCGGAAAGGGCAGAAGCATCCTTCTTGGGTGGGTTATTGCTTGACCCGGAAATGATAAAAAACCACAAAGCGATTCTTCCGGGAGATTTTTCTATCAAGGCGCATAAAAATATTTATAAAGCGATTCTTGAATTAGAGGCGAATGAGCAACCCATTGATTTAGTCACCGTTTCAACGAAACTACAGTCGTTCGGGCAATTGGACGACATAACGCCAGAATACATTGCGGAGATTCAAAACGGAGTACCAGTGGCAACGCACACGCCACAATATGCCGAGATCGTAAAACATCGTTCTCTTTTGCGGGAACTAGAAACAGTCGGGCAGAGAATATCTAAAATCGAAGGAAGCCCGGAGGAAATAACACATAGTCTAGTTCAGGAGTTGGCGGGGATAAAAAAGAAACTGAGTTTCTGGAGCCCGGCAGAAGAAATTGAAACCATTGATCCAATCGATACAACGCGAAAACAATTGACGTGGGGAACGCCCGGGCTTGATCAAGTGATTACCCCGATTGAAGATCATCATTTGATTGTTGTTGCGGCAGAAACAAAGACGGGAAAGACCGCCTTCATCTTCGACGTAGCGATCAAAAACTGCGACGTAGGAAAGGTTTTGTATATATCCTTGGAAATGTCCAAGTCTCAAATAATAACGCGTATTGCGCGGGATTACGCAGGAATAAGAAAAGACCAGTGGCGGGATAGAACAAGCATCCCGGAACAGCAATATTATGCGTATAAAAAGAAACGAAGCGAGTTACTGGCGAAACAAAGCCTCGTTGCAACAGGATTGGACAATCGCACAGTTGGCGCGATTACCGACATGATCAAAAAAGAAGCCCCTGTGCTGACGGTTATTGATAATCTTGATTTAATTGATTCTCCGCTGCAGGAAAAAAACGATCAGCAGGAAAGTATTACAAAACAACTCGCAAATTTCACGACGAAACAAAAAACCCCGATCATCCTGATTCACCATTTGAAGAAAGGGGCAGAAGGGAAACAAAAGATTCGAGGGATCAACGCAATCAAAGGAAGTTCAAAAATCACCCACAATGCAGATACAATTTTGATGTGCCACAGGATGCAGTCAAACACGATGCAATTGATGCCAAAAGAAAAAGCACAGTTTACGGTTGTGCAGATTGCAGATCGTGATTTCGGCGCGGAAGGAGTAAAAACGGTGTACTTCAACAAAGGAACTTTTGAGGACGAATATCGTGGAGAAAACCAACCTGGCTTTTAATAAAAACAAAATGGCAAGAGACTGCCCCGATTGCGGCGAGGCGTTAGTTATCCGGGAAGACCGGGGAACGGGAAAAAAATTCTATGGATGCTCGGCATTTCCTGAGTGTGATTACACAGAAGAGATTAATGAATTCGTTGAAGGATGGGATGAAAGACAAATTGACATAAACAGGAAATGAAAAAAGTCGGAAATAGATTTGCATTAAAATTAAAACTCATTTAATATTCTAACGATGTACAAACAAGACGAGGCAGACAAATGGTTTTCATATTTCATCCGAGAAATGGCTGATTGGAAATGCTCGAAGTGTGGGACTCAGTTTGAGCGGAAATCAACAGGATTGCATTGTTCTCACTTCTTTTCTCGCAGGGCAGAGTCTACAAGGTTTCTGCCCGACAACGCAGATTCACATTGTGGATCAGTTTGCCACCCGTATTTTACCGCGAATCCGGCACGACATCGAGAGTGGAAATTAGCGAGACTGGGGGCGAGAGCGTTTGGTAAATTGCTGTGTACGCACTACACGATGAAAAAAAAGAACCGGGCAGAAGAGGCAAAATACTGGAAGCAGGAGTTGAAGAATTTATGCGAGGAGAAGGGAGTAGATTTTAATATTTTTTAAACACACAAAAGATGTCATTCTCAAATACAATAAAAATCTGTGGGTTCTGTGGCGAAAGATCAAAACTGAAATGTAACTACTGCACCACAAAGGAGAAGCGGAGGAACATGGTGTTGAAACAGATCGAAATAAACAAGGAAAACGCTGCGAAAGGATTCAATATTCAGGCGTTGACATTCGGAGGAAAAACCGAAGCTGAAATCCTTGTGGAATACGAGATAGAAAGCCCCGTCTACCCGAATGCCAAATGAAACAAAAAGAACCGACATCGTTGCAGAAATGGTTTGATTATTTAAGGATCAAGCACACGAACCACCAACGCAAAGACAAAACTTTTTCTAGACCAATAAAATGAAACAACAATACTATATCACTTTCGGGCAAGGACATTTGCACAGAATAGCGAATAAAATATTAAATCATGATTCGGTAGGAGTTATCTGCGCGAAATCAGAAAAGGAAGCAAAGAAGATTGTTTTGATGGTTTTTGGAGAAGATTTTGCAGGAATAAGAAAAACGAAGCCAAACATGGCAGACTTCCCACGTAAACTCATAAAACTATGAAATTATCACAACTAAAACCGAATCCGAAAAACCCGAGAACTATCTCAGAGGATCAGATGGAGAAATTGAAAAAATCAATCAGAAAACTTTTAGAGCAACGGAAAACAATCACTCGAAAGCAGGAAGAAGTAGACAGACTCAGATCATTACTAAAAGGAGCAAGGCAAAAAATTGACGAACTATCCAAATGAAAAAACAACGAAAACGTATCGGCACACTTGGAACGCAATTAGTACAGAGGTTGCGGAAACTTTATTTTCTAGGGATTTATGGATTGCGGAAGAACAGGTACGAGCAAAAGACGTGTGAAACAATCGCGGATCATGAAATAGTGTGGGATGGTTGTGGATATGTTTGTCGAATCTGTGGAAAAAAATTTAACCCGGCAGAAACAATAACCAAACCACATAAATGAGTGAACAAATAACGAGAACCGAAGTAGACAGCCTTATTGAGAGGCTCGCAGAAACAGGAATAAATAAGGTTTTTGACCCACAATCGGGAGGGCTGATTAACGAGGAGGAATACCAAAAAGACGTAATGATTGGCAATGTGCTTGAGCGGGGGTTAAGAGACGCCATTTTAACGCCTAAAGTGCAAAGAACTATAACTTTATTGTGGGACCCCTGCGGACTCTCTAGCTCCCTCCAAGAAATAGCAAAGGAAAGCGGGTGGAAGAAAAGATATTGCCAACAGTGTGATGTGGAGCATCGCTATGGAGACCACGACACCCTCAAATCACCAGAATGCAATAACTTACTTGT